AACCCGACAGAAGGAAGAATCCAGGCAGTACTTTTAAAAAATCCTGGTAAAGCAAAAAAAAGCGGAGGGATAAGACGGATGCCGGAGGTTGCACTGGAAGCTCCGGCATGCTTTTTCCCACCGATAGGAAGAAGAAAAACATATGAAAATCTCACACCTTATGACTACGAAATAATGGGGAAGTGGAGAGAAAGCATGAAACGGCTAAATAGCAAGCTGGAAGGGCTGATAGAAGCAATAAAGGGGAAAGGCGATCCGGTAGTGATCACCACCAGAAAATTATCAGAGAACCGAAAGAAGAACAAGGGAACTGCCTGGAGAAGAGTAAGGAGGAATAGATAGATGGCTACTGGATGGAATGTGATGGACGCGCTTAATAATAAGACAAAGGCGGCAGCAGAAGACAATAAAACAAAAGCAAGATTTCGGACAAAGGACATTGCAATCAAGCAGATGTACAGTAATGACAAGAATTTCTATTCTATTCCGGATATTGAACAGCTGGCACAGGATATCCTTGCCGTAGGCTTATTGGAGAACTTGACGGTAGTCCACGATCCTTGCGATCGTGGCGAATACCGCATCATAGCCGGAGAACGAAGATGGAGAGCATTGACGCTCTTGGTAGAAAAAGGCTATGAAGAATTCTCCATAGCATCCTGCCAGATCAAGACACCTGCAGAAGAGCATGAAGAGATGATCCAGTTAATCATAGCAAATACGTACCGGAATAAAACGGTAGCAGATATCCTGGAAGAACAGAAGACACTGGAAGAAACACTGAAATACATGAAAGAGAATGGACTGACACTTCATGGTTACAAATTGGACAGCGGACGTTTGCGGGATGTCATAGCCAATATGATGCAGGTATCATCTACCAAGATCGGACAGATCGAGTCAATTAACAAGAAGCTGATCCCGGAGTTCACAGAAGAATTAAAAGAGGGACGATTAACATTCTCGGCCGCGTATGAGATTAGCAAGATGCCCGATGATATCCAGGAGGATATGCTGGAGCATCACCGGGAAAAGGGACTAACATACAAAGATGTGAAAGAATATGCCGAAGAGCAGAAAAAAGCAGAAGAAGAACAAATTGATGGACAGCCGAGCATCGAAGATATAAATGACGGTGCGTGTCAGAATCTGACACCGGAAGAAAATACTGATCAGAATGAAGTAGTGATGGTACGCGTTCCAACGGAAGAGGAAAGAGAGTATCTGGAATTAGTAGCGAGAGAAATAGTGAGCACATACAAATACTGGTTCCGTGAAAATGCGGAACAGATAACAGGGCAGAATATAAGAATGTGCAATGAACTGATAAAACAAAATCTGCATCCGGGAGCATCAGGAAGAACCTGGGTGTTTGAAGGAGCTGACGGGAAAGATGTCGGGGAAATAAGGATGTATTGCGGATATATCCAATTGTGGATAGATAACGAAAACAGAGGAAATTTCCATTGGCTTGACTTAACAGGAGCCATCAAAAAAGTGTTGGAGGAAAACGTAAAAGAAGAAACGGAAAAAAAGGAGAAAAATGAAGAACAGGAAGAAAAAAGCGAAGAAACCGAAGAGATTGAAACACCTGACACCTATGCAGTATCTGGCTTGGAAGAAGAACCTGCAGAGAAAGAAAATGAATATAGATACCAGGACAAAGAAGAAACGCAGGAACGAGTTCCGGAAGAGGCACAACTAAATGAAAAGAAATCTGAGAAAACAGAGCTTGACATTGCCAGGGAAGAAAATCAAAAATACAGGAATTATCTGGAGATGGCGAAAGGACACATGGATACTAATGACATCCGGGTGCGGACGTACAAGGTAATGATTGCGGCACTGGCCGGATATATCAATGATCTGGACACGGTAATGAATCCACCAAAAGAACCGGAACAGCCAGAACTTCCGAGATTCAAGAATAACGATCAGCGAAAAGAATGGCTGAGAAATTATAAAGCTTGGGGATTATGGTACACAGATAAAAACATAAATGTAAATTATTATAAATACGATTTCGCTGACGGCAGCAGGCTTGTAGTTGCAGAATACAAGAATCGCATAAACGGGTGGAATGGAAAAGAAAAAGAAGATGAGTATTACTTCCACCTGTTAGAAAAAGACAAAAAACCGTATGGTGATGGAAAACCATACGATAAGCAGTACATGAATGCTACAGACAGTGAGACGTATCTGGTAGAGTTCTTAAAAAACTTACAAAAGAATGCGTGATATCTATGAGGATCAAAAATGTAAACCCAAAAGGTTGGTACGATATTCCAGGTTATGATGGAATATACCAGATTAATTACTGGGCAGACATACGAAAGAAATTAGGGAATGGAAAGTATAAGTACCTAAAACCGTATGTAAAGAAGAATAATCAGGGGAAAAGACTGATTAAGCTGAAAAGGAAAGAGGTAGTAGTCATGAGCCTGATGCGGATCACGTTCATCGGAGATCTTCCGAAAGGATATGTAACGTATCACAAGAATGGAATTAAAACTGACGACATACTTGGCAATATCGGAGTAATCGCCAAAAAAGAACTATCCAAAAAAACTGGACAGATGAACGGAAGAGCAACCAAGGTAGCAAAGATCAACCAAGACGGCGAAATCGTAGAATTCTATAAATCGGCAAGAGAAGCTGCACGGCAGAACTACATGAGCTATCAAACAATACTGGATCGCATAAACGGAAAGGTAAAAGGTATCTATGCACCGGATGGATACGCATACTGTAAAGACTCGGACAAAGAGATAACAGAGATGATCAGAAAGATAGAACGGAAGAACACAGAGGAATGCGGTGTGAATTTTATAAAAGCACCGGAAATAGTATTTGATTTTTAGAAAAACGAAGATGGAGATAACGGGAATGAAACTGAAAGAATTACTGAAAAAAATAGATGATAGAGAAATGTTGAACATCTACAACAAAGAGGAAGACTGCATCGGCAGAATGGAACCGGAAAATGCAAGAAAGTATTTAAGCATATTATTACTGGAAAGCGAGGTAGACGTGATACGAACGTGTGGCGAAGAAATTGAAATATATATGAAAGAGGATGAACCACAAAGAAAGGAATAATAGAGATGAACATAACAGCAAAACAAGGAATTGATAACTGCTATCTGGCACACCAATATGAGCATCCAGGATACGAAGAAGATAGATGCGCTGGCTTGCGAACGTGCAATGGTGGAGGAGAGCCGATAGACAAATGTAAGGAATGCGCTCTGTACTATGGGAACAGAGAACTACAAGAGGTGATGAGATGAGACTGATAGATGCCGATGCAGAAATAAAGAAAATTGAAGAAGAGATACAACACACAGAAAAAATAATTGAACAATGGAGATCAAGAAAAATACCAAGCAAAAATCTATATGACATAGATAAAAATATCCGGAAGCTTGAGAGAAACATAACAGATTGCAAAATAGAAATTCGGATACTGAAAAATTATACTACAGCATACGATCCGGACAAAGTGATAGAAGAATTGAAAGATAGCACCGTAGAATTTGAACTGTTTGGAACGTGTTCGGATTACGTAGAAATAAATCATGCGATTGAAATTATAAAACGGGGCGGAGGTACTGACAAGGATGAAAAATGATATAAAGAAGAACGGATCCGGCTATTATGATCCGACGGCATTCAAAGCAATAATAAACACAGGGGGGGGGTAAATAACATGGAAGTATACAAAGGAGATATATTCTATATTGAAAAAGGTAAGACAGGAGAGAAATCACCAGCGGTCGTAGTATCAGCAACAGAAGTGATAGAAGAAACCGGCTGTGCACAAGTAGCATGGCTGACGAATAAAGAAGAGAATTCTTCTTCGACACATGTAAAAGTTATGTGCATGACACCATCAGTAGCAATATGTGAGAAACTGTCATTCGCCTATCTTGACCGATTCGGAGAGTATATCAGAACATGTACAGAAAAGGAAATACAGGATATAGATAATGCGATGCTGGCAACGCTTGGAATTGAACGACAAAATGACAATGCGGATTGCGAAGAAATAAGAACGCTCAAGAAAGAACTGGAAGAAAAACAAAGAGAAATAGAAGAGATGAAAACCTCTGCAAGAGAGAAAGAGACAGAAGAAAAAGAACCAGACGACCAGATGGAAGAAGCGGCCAACAGACTGCAGCATGAAGCAAGTGTCAAGTGCAGTAGAGAGCTTGAAAAAGCCCAGAAATACAAAGAAGGATACACACAAGGTGTAGAAGATCTTCTGAGATGCATAAGAAGAGGCGAGTAGCATGGAAATAAAAGAAAAATTAAAACACTGGCTCATAATGGTACGTACTAACCAATGCTGGGGATGCTGCTTATTCTGCCAATGGTGGGATATGTGTAGATGGGAAGACAGAGAAGAGGAGGAATAACAAAATGAAAAGACGAAAGATAACAGGATTAATAGCATGCATAGTATTAATAGCGTGTCTGACAGGATGTGCAGAACTTGGTTCAGCACTAAATGACATGCAGGGGGATTTGACAGGAAATACATACACAATCAACACCTATGATAATTACGGAAATAAGATAATGACGACACAGGGAGAAAAGATCAATATCGAAGGGAATAAAGTAAAAACAACATCGTATGATAGCGACGGATCTGTAATAACCGGATATGAGTTATCATCTGTGATCACGATCAACATTGACGGAAAAGAGATACAAAGCTGTGGAGACACCTGCATATTTGAGCAAAATGGATTAAAAGCAGAGGTGAATTTTGCGCAAGAAGATATCCAAAGCCAGTCAACCGGAGCAATAACAGACAATACAATCATAGCTGGAATCGTTAATAAATATAAAAACTCTTTTGGAAAATCAAGGGTAGTAGTAATCAAGTCGCAATTAGGACAACCGATTACAGCATATTCAGGAGATAAGGTATATTGGAAAATTCCACAAGATCTTCCAAAGATGACCAAATTAATGATAGACGGCAAGGCATTATATATTCACAGAGCCAACTTCCAGATAATAGACAAGGAATTATTGAAGTAAGAAAGAGGCGGGAAATGACAAGAAAAGATATTCTTAAAAAACACGGATTCAGCTGGACGAGCAATGTCAACCTGAAGGAAGAACTTTCAGAACAGGCGGTACCAGAATTCCTGACAAAGAGAATGAACCTTCCGGTCAGAAGAGAAGAAGAAACGGGATGGAAGAAACAGATGTACAACAAATTCATGAAAGGAGCAGGCAGATGACGCGAAAAGTGTCCTGCTTGCACTTGGTATATGGAAATATCAGGGAAAGCGATTTGCAAATATGAAAAAACGTGAGGATGATCAGCATGAATTTGTAAGAGCCTGTGATGAGCTTAAAACAGAGCTGAAAAAGATGAGGATGTATAAGATGATAACCAGATTGTTGGATTGGTTGGCAGAGAAAATATAAGAATAAATAAGCTTGTACCACTGGCATTGTATCACAGCAACCAGTCAACATAGAATTCCCTCCGGCGAAAGCCGGACGGCAGCAGTCGGAGGAGAAAGGAGAACTCCGTGAGAAAAAAAAGTTAGGAGCAAGGAAGCGGGACCAAATGAAGATAGGCACCAATGCAGGACGTGCATCTACAGAGCATGCAGAACCGGCTTGGGTGGTTGTAACTATATTGGAGCAGAAGGACATAGCAGAGGGTGCACGGTAGAAAACTGCACAGTATACGTAAAAGGACGCAAAAGAAAGAGAGCATTGTGGTAGGTGAATGAAATGAGACAACATATATGTGACGGATGCGGGATGCCGATAGGCACAACGTATTACACAATAAGAATATACGCAGGATGTGACGGACCAGGCGGAACGGTAAATGCGTACGCACATAACATGAGACAGGCGATGCAAGATATGTATGGACCGAAAGAATATTGTGAAGCGTGCAAAGATAAAATTGAAAAATGTATAAAACAATGCGTGAATCACGGAAAGGAGAACTATGAACCATGAAGGTTATAAAGATCCGACAGCAGACAAAGCACTGCACAGATACAACCAGATGCCCTACCACATGCGCAGAGCACTGACTGATCTACAGGATATAGCAAGTCTGTTCGGATTTGATATCTTGATAATAAAAGACAGACGGACAGGGAGGAAATTTAAAGTTGAAAATGAGACCAATCAACAAAGATAAGTACGGTATTGATACGAATAGGTTTTTGGAGATCAAATACCATTGCTTGCAGTATCCGGAATGGAGAAGAGAACTCGCAGAACTTACAAATACCATAAAAGCCATGCAATATGGACAGGAAGGAAAAGGAAGTCCAAGCCAGGCGTCACAGACGGAACACCTGGCTATTAAACGTATGGAGCTGGAGGAAAAATGTAAACGGATTGAACAGACAGCAATCGAAGCAGACGCAGTAATCTATCCGTGGATTCTGGAAGGGGTTACAACAGACTATGCAACATATAGATACTTAAGAGATTCCAAAAAGATTCCATGCGGGAAAAAGATGTATTATGAGCGAAGGAGGAAGTTCTATTACCTGATGTCAAAGAAAATTTAAAAAGAGGGGGACTCAGGATACAAGAAAGCGTGTTATTATGGTAACATCAAGAAAAAAAGAACAAAGGACATACTCACCCGAAGGGTGGCAGCAGTCGAGAGATTGTGGCCATCCTTTTTATGCATAGAGAAGTAAAACAGAGGTGCTGATATTTACCCGAAGGGTGGCAGCAGTTAATAAAAATATAAAAAGAAGCATAAAACTGTTGACATATGGTGCACCATATGTTATTATATATACATAAGGAGGTGAGAAGCAGATGAGCAAGAAAAAGAAAAAGCGAAAACTTAAAGAAGCGGTTCTCGTATTCAGCATCATTCAAAGTGTGGTAACTACG